GCAAACTTCACACGCATTGAAAAATCCTGATTTTGTGAAATGGGCAATTTTTTGAGTGGACGCCGGGCGACGATGGAGGCGGGGCAGCGAAATGAGCCGCTGCCCGTTCCGACGTGGCTGGATGCTGAACTGCATAGTTATTGGAGAACGGTGACGGCGTTGGCACCAGGCGAGTTTGCGCGGGAGCCGGACACGTTGTTGCTGGCGCAACTATGCGAGCACCTGTACGTGAAGGATCAGGCGTGGCGACAGTTGCGCGAGGCGGGCATTACGGAACTCGACACGGCGCACAACAATGAGGTGCGCCGACACCCTGCGGTGATGATCTGGCGGCAGGCGGCGGACGGGGCGCGGCAGTGCATGAGCTTGCTCGGCATGTCGCCGGTGAGCCGTGCCAGGCTGAAGGCGGACGCGGCCGAGAGCGTGCAGAGCGAGTTCCTGGCATTTTTGCAGCGGCGGAATGGCAACAGCCAAGCATCCGGTTGAGCGGTATATCCGGCGGTTGGCGCAGGGTAAGATCGTGGCGTGCCGGTGGGTGCGGTTGGCGTGTGAGCGCCATCTGCGCGACCTGCGGACGGGACGGCGGCGCGGGCTGGTGTTCGACCGGGAGGCGGCCAGCCATGCGATTGAGTTTTTTTCATTTCTGAGCCATAGCAAGGGCGAGTGGGCCGGGCAGCCGGTGCGCCTGGAGTTGTGGGAGCAGGCGATTGTCTGGATTTTGTTTGGGTGGATGCGCCGCAAAACGGGGACGCGGCGATTCAACCAGGCATATATTGAGATTGCGAGGAAAAACGGCAAGAGTTTACTAGCGTCGGGGATTGCGCTGTACATGCTGATCGGGGATGGGGAGCCGGGGGCAGAGGTGTATAGCGCGGCGACGAAGCGCGACCAGGCCAAAATCGTGTGGGATGAGGCGGCGCGCATGGTGCGCAAATCTCCCCAGTTGCGCGAATTTATCACGGTTCACAAAGATCGGATGTTTTTGCCGTTCGATACGGCAAGTAAATATGAACCGGTAGGGCGCGACGCGGACACGATGGACGGGCTGAATGTGCATTGTGCGATTGCCGACGAATTACATGCCCACCGCACAAGCGAGGTGTGGGATGTACTGGAAACGGGCATGGGCGCACGACGGCAGCCGCTGCTGTTGGCGATTACGACGGCTGGATTCAATCAGGCGTCGTTCTGCTACTCGATGAGGAAATACGCAACGGCGGTGCTTGACCAGGTGATCCAGAACGACGCGTTTTTCACGATGATTTTCACGCTCGATGAGGATGACGATCCGTGGGATGAGCGCAATTGGATCAAGGCAAATCCGAATTTGGGCGTGTCGGTGTATTTGCCGGAACTGCGCAACCTGGCGGCGAAGGCAAAGGAGTTGCCGAGTTCGCTCAATTCGTTTCTGGTCAAACGACTCAACATTTGGACGACCAGCGCCGAGCATTGGATTCATCCGGATCGGTGGAGAGCGTGCGCAGGATCGGTGGATGAGGCGGCGCTGGTGGGGCGTGTGTGCTACGGTGGGCTTGACCTGAGCAGCACGCAGGATTTGACAGCGCTAGTTTGGGTGTTTCCGCCGACATGGGACGACCCGTTGTATCGAGTGCTGTGCCGGTTTTGGGCGCCGGAGTCGGCGATTCAGGAGCGAAGCCGATCACAGCGTGTGCCGTATGATGTGTGGATGCGCAATGGGCTGATTACGCCGATTCCGGGCGAGGTGATCGACTACGCGTACATTTATGAGCAAATCGAGCAGGATGTTGCTCGCTTTCAGGTGAGAGAGATTGGGTACGACCGCTATCAGGCGGCGGAGATTTATGTGCGGCTGGCGAATGCTGGACTGACGATGGTGCAGATTGCGCAGACGACGGGCGGCATGAATGGCGGGATGCGGGTGCTGGAGCATCTGATCGCAGGGCGACTGTTGGCGCATGGCGATCATGCGGTGCTGACGTGGAATATCCACAATGTGGTGGTATACCAGGACAGCAACGGCAACATCAAACCCGACAAACGCAAGAGTACGGAAAAAATTGACGGCGCAGTTGCGCTTGTGATGGCGTTGGGGCGGGCGACGCTGCACGATGCGGCGGCAAGCTCCAGCATGTACGATGATCCGGGAATTGTGGCGGCGTAGTTTTCCTGGGAAAACATGGACGAAGGCGTGATGAGCAAACTGACGAATCGACAGCGTGAGATTGTACGGCTGTTAGCAACGGGATACTCGCAGAAGGAGGCCGCCCGACGCCTTGGGATTGCCTACGGGACGGTGCGCAAGCACACGCTGGCGGCCAGGGAGCGCACGGCGTGCCGCTCGACAATGGAGATTGTGGTGTTGGCGGTTCAAGTTGTGGATGGAGAGTCTGCGCATGATAAAATGATGGAGCGCACCGAGGGTGCGTGAAGGCGCCGCTGATAAGAGTCTGCTCTTGCAGCGGCGCTTTTGTATTGCAATGGAACATTTGTGCATCTATACAGGCGGGAAAAGGCTTTTACACTGGGTGTAGAAGCCTTTTTTGATCGGCGCACGGAGTGCTATGAAGATTTTCTCGCGTGAGACGTGGATCGCTGATTTGTTGGTGCTGACCGGGCTGGTGCTGCTGGGCGCGGCGCTGTGGTTGGTGTGGGGCTGGCCGGCTGCGCTGGCGTATGCAGGCGTGGCGCTGGTTGGGCTTGGTCTGGCGCTGGCGTATACGCGGGAGGTGTCGGCGTGAGTGTAGCGCGGGCGCTGGTGCGTCGTGTGCCGCGTTTCCCGCTGCGGGCTGAACGGCGGGAGGTGACGTTTGATTCACGGCTGCTTGAGTCGCTGCGCGGTGGTGGTTCGGTGCTGGCGGCGGCGGGTGTCAGCGTGACGGTGGAGGGTGCTCTGCGGTTGTCGGCGGTGCTGGGCGCAGTGCTGCTGATTGCGGAGAGCATTGCCAGCGTGCCGCTGTCGTTATATGAACGCACACCCAACGGCGGGCGCAGGGTGCGCTCGGATCATCCGCTGCATCGCCTGCTGCACGACCAGGCGAACCCGATCCTGACAGCATTCGACGTGCGCGCCACGATGATGGCGCATCGATTGCTTTATGGCAATGCCTACGCTGAAATTGAGTGGGATCGCAACGGGTATCCTGTGGCGATCTGGCCGCTCGATCCGCTGCGGGTGGGCGTGGTGATGACGCAGGCTGGCGAGCTTGCGTACACCTACTGGTCGGATGAGTTCGGCGGGGTGGCGCTGCCGGCGCGACGGGTGCATCATCAGCGCGGGCTGCTGCTGCGCGGTTATCAGGGTCTATCCCCGATCCGCACGGCGGCGACGACGGTGGGGCTTGGCATTGCTACGGAGGAGTTTGGGGCGCGCTATTTTGTGAATGGTGCGGCGCCAAGCGTGGTTTTGAGCCATCCGGCAAAACTGACGGCGGAGGCGCTGCGAAATCTTCGCACCTCGTTCGAGATGCAGTGGAGTGGTTTGAGCAACGCGCACCGGATTGCGGTTGTGGGCGAGGGTGTGAAGCCCGAATTGCTGTCGGTGCCGATTGATGAATCGCAATTTTTGGAATCGAGACAGTTTCAGGTCAAAGAAATCGCCCGATTATTCAAGATTCCAGTGGGATTGCTCGGCGAAACGGACACGGCGACCTACGCCAGCGCCGAGCAGGAGCTGATCCGCTTCCGTGAGTTGACGCTGGCGCCGCTGGCGGAACATTTGGAGAAGGAGATTGAGCGGGATTTTCTGACGGCTGACGAGCAGCGCACGCTGTTCACAAAGCATATTTTGGAAAAATTGCAGGGAACAGACCTGAAAACCCGCTTCGAGACGCATCAGATTGCCAAAAACACGGGGTTGTTCTCGACAAATGAGATTCGGGAGATGGAGGATCGCAACCCTGTGGAGGGCGGAGACGAATTATGGATGCCGTTGAACATGGCTCCGGCATCAATTGCAGCGAAAACAACGGCTTACGGGCAAATATTGGAGGAAAACAGCGCGCAACAGCCCGATGTGGGCGCGGCGTGGCTGGCTGACATTGAAAATCGAGTGCGCGCCAGGGTCGCTAACGATGTTCGCCTGAGCGGAACGAAGGCGATGCGCAAAAATAAGTTGGAAGGCTTCGATTTGTGGGCACGTGAGCAGGTTGCGCAGTGGTTGACGGCGGCTATGCGCATGTTGACGCCATTGTCTGAGGTGGCGACGGTGGATTCACGGCAGGCGCTGCGCTGGATTGATGAGGAATTGGCGGCGCAGCGCGCTTTGCTGGAGGAAAACGACCATGCTGAAGATTGAAAAACGCTATTTGGCGCCCGATCTGCGGGTTGAAATGCGCAATGGGGGTGAAATTGCCGGGCTGCGCGGGTATGCGGCGGTGTTCAACCGACGCAGTGTAGAACTGTGGGGATTCTACGAAGTGATTGCGCCCGGTGCGTTCACGGATTCGTTGGCGGCTGGCGACGATGTGCGTGCGCTGTGGAATCATGATCCAAATTGGATTCTGGCGCGCTCGACCAACGGCTCGCTGCGGCTGCGCGAGGATGCCAACGGGCTGTTGGCAGAGATTGACCCACTCGACACGCCAATCAATCGGGGATTTGTGGCGGCGATTGCGCGCGGTGATGTGACACAGATGTCATTCGCATTTATCGCCACGGATGACCGGTGGGATTTGGACGCCAACGAGCAGTGGGTGCGCACGATTGTACGGGCGAAGCTGTATGACGTGTCGCCGGTGACGTATCCGGCATACCCGGATACGTCGATTGGGGTGCGAAGTGCAGGATCAGTTGATCCTGTTTTCGGATTTGTGCCGGAAGCGCCAACCGGGGTGCAGCGTGCGCTGCACGATGGGGATGTATCCGCGCTGGAGCGTGAGATACGAGCACGACGGCTACGGCTGATTGGGTTGAAATGAGCATTGTCAGGGGGACATGATGAAGAAGATCAATGAGTTGCAGCGCAAACAGAAGGCGCTGCGCGACGAACGCGCCGTTGTTGTGGATGAAGCGACGAAACTGAACGAGAGCGGCAGCAACGCGGCAAGAGTTGATGAGCTGATCAAGCGCGCCGAAGAGTTGCAGGCGGAGATTGACGGCTTGCAGCCGGAGATCGAGCGCGAGCAGAAGCTGGAACTGATGGGCGCAGAACGGGCGGCAGAGAAGCCGCAGTCGTTCATCGGAATGCCTGAGAAAGACCTGCGCAACTATCGGTTGACGCGTGCGATCATGGCGCTGGTGCGTCGAGACTGGACAGGCGCAGAACTGGAGTTGGAGGCCAGCAAGGCGGTGGCGCAGCAGCTGCGGCGCGAACCCAACGGCTTTTATGTGCCGTTCGATGTGCAGGAATATCGCCCGGAGCAGCGCGACCTGGACACGACCACGGGGGCAGGCGCCAAAAGCACCACCTTCATGGGCGGCAGCCTGATCGATGCGCTGCGCAATGCGTTGGTGCTGCGTCGCGCCGGGGCTACGTTCATGACCGGGCTGACCGGCACTGTGCAGATTCCGAAAGTGACGAGCAAGCACCAGTGGTACTGGGTGGGCGAGGGGCTGGCGCCAACGGAAAGCAACATTACGCTCGGTCAGGTGGAACTGGCGCCCAAGACGATTGGGGCATGGCAGGAGTTCACGCGGCAGTTGCTGGCGCAGACCTCGCTCGACATTGAGATGTTGGTGCGCAACGACATCGGCATGATGCTGGCGGAAGGGCTGGACTATACGTCGTTGTATGGCAATGCGGTCGGCAATCCCAACAGCCCGGACGGCCTGGTGAACATTTCCGGTGTGGCAACGCCTGCGGGCGGCCTGACGTGGGCAGGTGTGGTGAACCTGGAGACTGAGGTGCAGGTTGCCAATGCCGCGGGCGCGAACATGGCGTATCTGACCAACGCAAAAGTGCGCGGCAAGCTGAAGCAGACGGCGCGCTTGAGCAACACCGACAGCGTATTTATTTGGAACGACGACGAGACTCTGAACGGCTATCCGGCGTTGGTGTCGAACATCGTTGAGGACAATGCCGGGGTGGGCAACAACGAGAGCTATTTGTGGTTTGGCAACTGGCCGATGCTGCTGATCGGCACATGGGGAACCATCGACATTCTAGTCGATCCGTACAGTCAGAGCACGACCGGCAAGACGCGTGTGATTGGCTTTATGGAGGCAGATGTTGATGTGCGCCACGCCGAGGGCTTCGGCTACGTGACGGGCGCCACAAGCTGATTGAGCTGTCTGACGATGTGAGCGGGAGATTTCTCCGCTCCTTTTCTCCATGATGGGAGGACACATGAAGATCAAAAGTTTTGGAGTTGTGATCGTGGCGCTGGTGCTGGTGCTGGCGCTCTTTGGCGTGGTGGGTGCACAGGCCGACAACGGCGCGCCGCTGCCGGGCACAGTGATGAACGTGCAGACGGTGACGATCCTCGACAGCCAGGTGATCACGACCGATCAACGGTCGGCAGGGATTGACATCAGCCGGTACAACGGCGGCGATCTGTTTGTGACGGTTCAGGCGGCGCCAGCGTCGGCGTTGACGACTACGTTGCAGTTTAGTGGCGACGGGATCGGCTTTGCAAACTGCTATTGGAATGCGACCAAGAGCGATGGAATGTTCACGGTGAATCTGTGCCGTACTATCCAGACGACAAGCGGAACGACTTATATCAAAACGGCATTTGCCGGGCAGCAGGGACGGCTCGATTTGGATGTGACCGGAACGGTGACGGTGACAGCGGTTCTGGTGCAGCGCAATAACTGAGAGGAGGCGGCAATGTGGGTGAAGATGATGCGCGCGGTGGTCGCAGGCCGGGCGCCGCGTGAGGTTGGGCAGGTGGTTGAGTTGCCTGAACCGGAAGCGAGGCTGCTGATTGTGGCTGGTTGTGCGGTTGAGCACGCTGCGCCCCCATTGCCGCCAACTGGAATTGAAACGGCAGAAGACCCGCTGGCGGATGTGCAGCGGGCGGTTGTGCGCAAGAAGCGAGGATCATGAGCGGCAGCATGGTAGTCACACCGCCAGCCGAGTTGGTGGTCAGTGTGGCGACGATGAAAAGCATACTCGTCATTGATCATAATCTCGACGACACGATGTTGGCTGGGATGATTGCTGCTGTGACCAACGCAGCGCAGAAGATCATGGCGCGGTCGCTGGTGACACAGACGCGGAGGATTGCGTTGAATGGCTGGCCGGTTGACGGCCAGATTTTGTTGGATTATCCGCCGGTTCAGTCGATTGTTAGTGTCAAATACTACGATGCAGCAAATACGCTGCAAACGGTGCCAAGCGCCAATTACGTTGGCGTGTTCGATGAAGCCGTACCGTATGTGCACCCTGCGCCCGGCAAGGCTTGGCCGGGTGGTCTGCGCGCATTTTCGGCGGTGCGCGTCGAGTATGTCGCCGGATATGGCACGGCGGCGCAACTGGCTGCAATAGAGCCGGACATCGTGCAGACGATTCAAGGGCTGATCGTAGTTGCGTATGAGAATCGAGAGTCCATCACAAACAACGCAGCGGAACTGTATCGACTGTTGGAGGACAAACTAACCGGCTACAAGGGGTGGGAAACGCCATGATGCCGGAAGAAACGATTGTCGATGCAGTCAACCGCCTTGAAGCGGCGGTGACACGGCTGGAGACTCTGCTGAAGGGCGATCAATATGCTCAGGTGCCTGGACTGTTGTATGACGTGAAGCGGCTACAGGAGCAGGTCAACCAGATGCAAACGGTGAAAGTCAGCGCCTGGCAGTGGCTGATCGGATTCTGGTTGTTTGTGGCGGGCGTGGTGCTGTCGAATCATGCCGTCAATGAGCTTTTTGGGATTCCTACCATGGTCGGCGTGGCATTTGCTGTGCTGCTGTGGGTAATCTCGGCAGTGTTTTTCCTGTCGGGGCTGGGTTGATCCGATGGAAATGACGTGTGAGCGGCCTTCGACGCTGGCAAGTGGAAAAAATGGCGCAGCTACAGAAGGATGTCGATCGGGCATTTCGACTATACGAGGGGCAGTGTCTGGAAGCGGCAGGACTCGCGCCGGAGTTGTGGCGCGAGTACTGGAAGGCCGAGGCGCATCACGCCAGCCTGGTGCGGCAGTCGATGCTGCGGAAAATCCAGATGTTTATCGAATTTGCGGAAGGGCGCGACGTGGAGACGCTGGCCAGGACGGGCGCCGATGAGAATCAGTGATCTGCGGCATGTGGTGTACGTGCAGACGCCAACGACCAGCCGCAACGCACGCGGGGCTGAGTCGATCTCGTGGGTAGACTCGCCGCCGTTGCGGGCAAAGGTGCGCACGGTGGGGGGCGACGAACGGCAGCGCGACGAGCAGGTGATCCCGCTTGCCGGGCACCAGGTGACGCTGCGCTGGCCGCTGCCCACCGGCACGGCGATCACGACCAAGAGCCGCCTGCGCTGGGCGGTGGAGGGCGCCAGCCGCTATTTCGGGATTACGGCGATTGGCGAGCCGGACAACCGGCGCAAGATGATCGTGTTGACCTGTGAGGAACTGGTGGGCGAGAGCCGGGGCGAGTGATGGCGAAACGACGCGGGGCGAAACGGCGCGTGCAGCGCTTCCAGATCGAGTGGTACGGCGACGAGTTCATCGACATTGTGCGTGAACACGGGCCGGAGGCGCTGTGGGAAGCGGCGAAAGTGGTCGTGGCGGAAGCGTCACGACGGGCGCCACGGCGCAGCGGAGCGCTGGCTGGCTCCGGCTATATCGGCGTGAAGGGCAAGAGCACTTATCGCAAGCGGCGCTATTGGCGGCGGGAGAAGTTCGCCAGAGACAATGCCGAGGCGGTGATCGGTTTCAGTGCGCCCCACGCGCATTTGATTGAGAGTGGGCGCAGGCGGCGCGGGGAGATCAAGCCGCGCAAGCGGAAAGCGCTCAAGATCGGGGATCGGTTCGTCGCCAGCAGCAAATACAATCGCATGAGCAGCAAGCCGTTCCTGGGGCCTGCGCTTGAAGCCAGTCGAGAGGCAGTGCCGAGGGAGATCGCCAGGGTGTACGGCTCGTGGCTGGACAAGCTGCTAGGAGGCAGACCGTGATCGGCGCCATCATCTATCAGGCGCTTGCCAGCAACGCACCGGTGGCGGCGCTGGTGGGCACGCGCATTTACCCGGAGGTGGCGCCGGATGAGGCTGATCTGCCGCTTGTCGTGTACACGGTGCGCACGGCGGAGGGGCTGGACGGTTCGGCGCCGATGGTGCGCTGCAATGTGACGGCGAACTGCTATGCGGCGACAGATGCCGCGGCGGAGAGTGTTGGCGCGGCGGTGCGCGCTGTACTGGATGGATTCGACGGCAACGAGACGGGCATTGCAGTCCGGTCGTTGTCGCTGTCGGATTATAGCGAGTTTCGTGACCCGGAGATGGCGTTGTGGGGACGCCTGGCGACGTTTGCGGGCTGGATTGTGAAGGGATAAGGGAGAACTATGGCTGTAACAGACATTCTGGTGACGCCAGCGAAAATCTACCGGGCGCCGGTGGGGACGGCACTGCCAGACGAAACGACGGTGGCGTATGGGGCGAGTTGGGGCGCCAGTTGGACGGATTTGGGCTACACGCTGGAACCCGTCAGCATGAGCTACGAGACCGAGACATTCAAGCTGATGGTCGAACAGCTGACGGCGCCGGTGCGCAGCGTGCGCCAGGAGGAAACTGTGACGATTGAGACGGTGCTGGCGGAGATCACGGGTGCAAACCTGGCGCTGGCGCTCGACGGCACGACCACGACCACGGCGCCGGGCGCGGGGCAGGCTGGCTATGACCAGGTTGAGGCCGGTGGCAGCGTGAGCATCGCCGAATATACCTGGGGATTCGAGGGCTATCGGTTAGCGGCGAACAATGCCAAGCTGCCGGTGCGCGTGTTCATCTATCGCGGCGTAGCGACGCTCAACGGACAGCTCACATTTGCCAAGAGCGCGGGCGTGGGCATTCCGCTGCGCATTGAGGCATTGCCCGACACGACCAAAGAGGCGGGCAAACAGTTGCTGGTGATCCACAACGTGACTGCCAGCCCGACATCATGAGCAAGCATGTAACGATCACCCTCGGCGGCAAGCAGTATGAGATCGCCGAGGCGCCAATGCGGAAGAACGCGCAGTGGCGCGCCAATCTCAACGCGCTGTTGACCGATGTGGGCGGGCTGATGGAGTCGGCGACGACGGTGGAACTGAACAATGTCGGCGATCTGCTGTCGGTGGTGCGCCAGGTGCAGGACGTGATTCTGGCGGCGCCGGATCGGATTACGGCGATGCTGTTCGACTATTCGCCGGTGTTGGCGGCGGATCGGGCGCGCATCGAAGCCGAGGTGTACGAAAGCGAGTTGATCGCCGCCTTCGTGGAGGTGCTGAAGCTGGCCTACCCTTTCGGCGAGCTGCTCAGCCTGGCGAATGGCTTCACGCCGACAGTCAGCAGATCGACCTCGACGAGCTGATCGCCGCAGAGTATGGCGGCGCGGCGTGGATCGATGAGATGGCGGCGGCTGACCTGCTGCTGGCGTATGTGCGCCGCAAACGATTCGAGGCAAAACTGATCGCTATCGAGTTCGCGCAGTTGTTCACGGTGGATGATGTGAAGCGAATGCAGCGCGTGCCCGCAGATGAGCTGCTGAAAATGATGGGAGTCGAGTAGTGGCGGTCAAACTCGCCGATGCGGTCGCTTTCCTGCGCACCGATGACAAAGAACTGAAAAGCGGGCTGGGCCAGGCTGACACGGAGGTGCAGGGCTGGGCGAGCAAGCTGTCGGGCGCCATCGGCGGCGCGGCGATTGGCATTGCAGCGGCGGCGGGCGCGGCGCTGGTGGGCGCAACCGTGGCCGTGGGCAAAGCGGCCTGGGACATGGGGCAGGAGTACGACGCGGCGCTCGATGCGATCATCAACGGCACGGGCGCCAGCGGCGACGCGCTTGATGCAATGGGGCAGTCGGTGCGCAACCTGAAAACATCGGCGACAGGGCTGGGCGTGGGCATGGAGCAGATCGGCGCCACGCTCGCCGAGGTGAACACCCGCACGGGCGCGACCGGCGCCGAACTTGAACAATTGACCGGCAACATTCTGCAATTTTCTCGGCTGACCGGTACGGACAGCGTGCAGAACGTGCAGTTGCTCACGCGCACGATGGGTGACTGGGGCGTGAGTATGGAGGATTCCGGGCAGCTGCTTGACACCATTTACGGTGCAGGGCAGGCGTTCGGGATCGGGATCGATTCGCTGGCGGGGAAACTGGTGCAGTTCGGCGCCCCACTCCGGCAGATGGGATTCAGCCTCGAAGAATCGGCGGCGATGCTCGGCAAATGGGAGAAAGAGGGCGTCAACACCGAACTGGTGATTGGCAGTTTGCGCATTGCTGCCGGGAAATTCGCCAGAGAGAATGTGCCGCTGCAAGACGGGCTGCGCCAGACGATGGCCGCCATCAAGGGCGCGGCGACGGAATCTGAGGGGCTGGCGATTGCTATGGACGTGTTCGGCGCCAGGGCGGGACCGGACATGGCAGCAGCGATCCGGGAAGGGCGATTTGAGCTTGACGAGGCGATTGCGACGCTGCAAGGCACGCAGGGTAGCCTGGCGGACGCGGCAGAGCGCACGATAGGCTTCCAGGAGTCCTGGGACATCGCAATGGCGAAAATGTCCGACGCGCTGATCCCACTTGGCGCCAAGATGGAGGAGCTAGGCGTCAAGCTCATGCCGCTGCTCGTCGCTGCGATTGAGGGTGTGATCGCCATCGTGACGCCGTTGATCGACGGGATCGTGGCGGGCGTGGATGCGCTGTTCGGGCTGGTAGACGCCAACGACCAGGTTGTCGGGAGCTTTGGCGAGGTGGCCGGGTCGCTGGGCGGCATGTTCGGGCCGGCGCTGGAACAGGCGCGTCAACTGCTGGGCGTGGTGGGCGAGGCAGTCATGCAGTTCGTCAACCAGAATCTCAATTTTATGAATGGCTGGATCGTCGAGAACATGCCGAGAATCCAGCAGATTGTCAGCACGGTGCTGACGGCGATTACCGGATTCTGGAACGAGCACGGCGCGGCGATTGTGGCGACGGTGCAGCAGTATTTTGGCTGGATGATCGATTTCTGGTCGCTCGTGTTTCGCACGCTGCTCAACATCGTGCAGGTTTTCCTTCAGGTGCTCACGGGCGATTGGGAGGGCGCCGGGCAGACGCTCCAGGGCATCGTGCGTGACTGGTGGGTGACGCTGCGCCGCATTTTCAGCGAGATGATCGACGGGATCGTGCGGTTGTGGCGCTCCGTCGATTGGGGTGGCATCGGGCGCGCCATCGTGGATGGCATTTGGGCTGGACTGCGGGCGGCATGGGGTGGGCTGCAATCATGGTTCGCCGACCGCCTTCAGGAGTGGCGCAATATGCTGCCGTTCAGCGAGCCGAAAGACCCTGCCTCGCCGCTGCGTGGGCTGGGCAAAGCGGGCGAGGCGATGGTCGAGCAGGTGCGCAGCGGGATCGACCGGGCGGCGGCGTGGTCGCTGCCAGACTTCAATTTGCCGCAGATGCAGGCGGCGTCGGCGCCGATTGAGATCACGATCAACATTGCAGGCGTGCAGGATGCGCAGGCAGCGGGCCGGGCGAGCCGAGATGGTGTGCTGGCGGGTTTGCGCGCAGCGGGATACAGGTGAGTTATGCCGATTACACTGGGACAGATTACGGGCGAGTTGCGGGATGTGCGGGAGTGGACGGCGCAAATCAACACGGCGACGCCGACGATTAGCAACACAAAAGTGATGTCGGGCGCTTATTCCATCCGCTGCGGAAATGTCAGTAATCAGGCGTCAGTCGGGCATTTGTTTGCAGCGCAAAGTGGCGTTCGCTGCGGTTGTTGGCTGAATCATTTGGGTGTCGGCACTGGAACATTCGCTTATATTTTCGTGCTGCGCGATAACGGCGCTGAAGTGGTTTCCGTGCGCTGGTATCGAGTCACTGCAACGATTGAGTTGTATGTGAACGGTGCGCAGGTAGACTCCATATCCGTCGCCAGCAGCGGTATGTCGGCGACGGACACCTGGACTCATCTCGGATTGGCGTATCTAGCCGAGAATACTGTGACATTCTATGTGAATGGTTTACCGGTGTTGTCTGCGCCTGCGCCCGTGCCGCAAATCAATGAAGCATTCGTCGGAGGAGGAAATTTCGGGTGGGCAAACTATGCATATTTCGATGATTTCTACATCGACGGCGACATCAGCGTCGATGAGGCGCCACCGCCTGATAGATTTTTGTTCAGCCTGACGAATGCCGCAGGAAGCGCAGCGCAGTGGTCGCCGGTCGGCGCTGCCAACAACTATGAGTGCGTCGATGACGCCGTGCCCAACAATGACACCGATTACGTCATCGCCAACTCGGCTGGACTGATCGATTTGCACAACACGGCAAACGTGACGCTGCCGACTGACTACAAAGTGTCGGCGGTGCTGCCGGTGGCGTTGGCACGGGCGATGGCAGCAGGACCGACGATCAAGTTGAAAGCGAGCGACGGCACGAATCAGACGACCGGAAGCGCCCAGACGATGGGCACGAGCTACGCGTACTATTACGACTATCTGCCGCTGGCGCCGGACGGTGCGGCGTGGAATGAAACTAAAATTAACTCTGCGCAGTTCGGCTATGAGTCGGCGGGGACGTTTAGCTGATGTCGATGAGGGTGACGCAGGCTGGCGCCGTTGTGCGCTTGTCCGGCGATCGGAAAGCGTTTGTCACGCAGGCTGGCGCGCTGGTGCGTGTCAGCCTGGTGCAGGTGCGGGCAACGCAGGCCGGGGCACTGGTGCGCTGTGCACTGCTTCAGGTGCGGGTAAGCCAGGCGGGGGTGCTGGTGCGCATCACGCCAGCGCCGGAAGCCGCCGAGCGGGTGCTGCTGATCACGGCGGCGCTGCTGTATCAGGCGCCAGTTGGCGAGCCGCTGCCCGATGTATCGCAGATCGGCTACGGCGAGCCGTGGGGCGGGAACTGGCGGCATTTGGGCTACACGCTGGAGCCACTGCGCTTTTCGCTAGAAAGCGACCTGGTGCGGGTGCGGGTCGAACAGTTGCTGTCGGCGGTGCGCATTTTTCAACGCCGGGAGGAGCTGGTGCTAGAGACAACGCTGGCGGAGCTGAGCGACGAGAATCTGCAACTGGCGCTCGACGGTGCGATCACGGTCGGCGACGGCTATGCGGAGATCGAGGCTGGCGGAGATTTTGCGATGCGCGACTGGGCGTGGGGCTTTGAGGGCTATCGGCTCAGCGACAGCGGCGACAAGCTGGCCGTGCGTTTTTTTGTACACAGAGGCGTTGCGGTGCTGGGCGGGCCGGTGCGCATGGGGAAAGGCGTCGCCACGGGACTCCCACTGCGCATTGAGGCAGTCGCCGACCTGACCAGGCCGGCAGGAAAGCAGCTGGTAGAGAGCCACATTGTGATGACAAAGGCAATGTGATGGCGTACACCTACACCACATTTGGCAACATCACACTGCCGCTCTACAACCGTGAAAGCGACCTGTCGCCGGTGGCGGCTGCCACACGGCTGACACAGACGGCGGCAGGCGTGTTTGATGGCGACGGCGGTGGCAGATCGGCGCGGCGCTATCCCCATCCGCTGACAATCGATGCAATTGTGAGCGAGAGCACGGCGGCGGCGCAGCGGACGGCCATTGATGCGCTGCGCGCGGCAGTGGGCACACGCGCCGCTTTGACGCGCAAGGCAGACTCGAACAACGATCAGCATGTGGCGATGTGTCGATTGGTGGGCATGACGCAGCAGCGCAGTTACAGCGAGCGCGGGTATCAGCCGGTGCGACTGCAATTCATACAGCTCACGCCGTGGCGAGCGACGATGCCACAAACCTATACAATTCCTGTGTTTAGCGGATCACCAAGTGTGACACAGCAGGTGATCACAAATGCGGGGAATTTGCCAGTCACAGCGGTGCGCATGGAACTGGAAATTCCCGATGGTGTGTTGGTGCAAACGCCACGGTGGACGGCAACGGGCCATGATTTACTGCTCAACGATATATTTACGCCACTCGGATTGCCTGCCGTGATTGTAGTGGACGGTGGTATGATGCAGGTGATTTCCGCTGGCTCACCGATTTACTCAAAATTAGTATTTAATGCCAATCACACCATTGATTCATGGTTTCGGTTGCCTCCTGGCGACACGACCATGACGTTGACTTCGCCATTGATCGAAACGATCGGATCATATGTTTTATGGTTGATCAAATTTTATCCTGAATACGCATGACACAACGACGCATTTGGCTGGATGTGCAGGCAGACGGCGGCACAACCGGCCCCGGTCCCATCATCGAGATTGAGTCATTTTCGAGCCGGGCGCGGTTGAACCGTGCGGGAGACTGGTCGGCGACGCTGCCAGCGACAGACCCACGCGCCGCCGAACTGTTGGCGCCACGGCGCACGGTGCTGGCGTGGATGATGATCGGCACGACACCGACGCTGATCGGCGGTGGGGTGATCGAGACGCTGACGACGCAGATCAGCGCCGATGGCGAATCGCTTGTGGTGTCGGGCCGCGACCTGATTGAGGAACTGGCGCGGCGCACGGTTGGCGAGGTGACGCTGCTCGACTCCGGGCTGGACGATTTTATTGACGATCATCTGCCAGCGGGCTGGGCGCATACGTTGCAGAGCGGCGCACCGACGTTCATGGCGCGCTTCAGCTATGAAAATCTGTTGGGGTGCCTGGCTTCGCTAGTGGACAAGCTGCCGCTGTGGTTCAGGCGGCGCACCGTGAGCGGCAATGTGCGCCATCTGGAGGTGCTGACGGCGCTGCCAGGCGATTATGTGCTGCTGGCGACCACGACCGGCGATCCGTTGGCGGTCGAGGCGAACGTTGACACGTGCCTGATCCGGGACATCACGGAAACCCGGCAAGCGACTGACGTGATCAGCCGCCTGTATGCGTTCGGCGCGGGCAACGCAGCGGCGCGGCTGACGATGGGTGCGGCCACGGTCTGGCCGGACGGGTCCAGCCTGGCGGCAACGTACACCACACTTGATGGCGATGTGCTGAGTTTCGACCGCACGAGCAATCTCATCGTCAACCACACAACAGAATCGGCGTATGGCCGGGTGGAGCAGGCGGCGGCTTGGAAGGACATCAGCCCGCTTTCCAACACCGACGCCGATGTGATCGGCGCCGCCAATATGCTGGTAGCGGCAGCGGTGGAGTATCTGCGCCGCAACCGGGCGCCAGCTTACGAGTACAGCCTGAATGTGGCCGCGGTGCGAAAAACGCTGCTACCTGGCGATCTGATCTGGGTGCAGGCGCGACGCACGCGCGACGGAGCGACGCCGGTGGCGATCAACCGGGCGGTGCGTGTGTTGGAGGTGGCGACGACGGTCGATGTGGACGGTGAGCGCATCGACGGGCTGACGGTGGCGACAATCGATCACTGGCCGGTGACAGACACCGAAACGATAGTCGCGGAGATTCGCCAGTCGATGGTGATGGAGCGGCTGCCGCAACAGAACGCCTCAATCGATACGATTTCCTATCGTGAGCCAATCGACGATGATTACAGCGCCGATCTGCATTTCTGGATCGGCGAAGAAACCACCACGATCAATCAAATCCTGGTGCGCTTCCGGGTCGATCCGTTCCGCAGCACGGCCAAAACCATCGGCGGCACAGCGTCCGGATCGGTGGATATTCCCGATCACACGCACCAGGTGACGCTGAACTCGCACACGCACAGCGTGAGCATCAGCAGCCACACGCACGACGTGCCAGATCATCAACATTACATCCTGATCAGCCCCGGCACTCCAACTTATGATATTGGATTCAGCGCGGCGGGCACAGCGGGTGGATTGTATTCGGACGCCAGCAGCAGTGATTTTAATCTGCCAACCAATGCCGACAGCGGCGGCACGACGACGGCCAGCGGCGGCGGCACCAGCACGACCAGCGGCTCTGGCGGCGGCACGACCGTGACCAGCGCAGCGGGCGGCGGACAAACCGGATTGGCCGTAGACATTTCCTCGGCGCTGACGTTGCAATACGGCATATATCAGGACTCGCCGGGCAACACGTATGCGGCGACAGCATTGCAATGGCTCGTGAACGGCGTCGCTGCCACGGCGACACCGATCTCGATTGGCGATGGTTGGTATGCGCTTGATATCACACAGGATGTTGTTGGCGCAGATGGGCTGCGCCCGGCGCAGGCAGCAAATGTGGTACGCGTGCAGGTGAATCCTGCATCAAAAAGTGGAAAGCGCTGTCAGGTGACAGCGCAAATTCAGAGTAGAACGACGATTCAGGCGATTGCATATCGCTAGGATGGGCGCTGTTGGCGCGCGCTACCGATCAGCGCCTGATGTCAGGCTCATTCCCCATCTCCTCTTCAATGTGCTCCAGCACAAATCGCAACGACCGCACCGCATTTCCAATTTCTGCCTGATGCTGGCCGCACGCCACTGCATAGTCGCCGAGCGCATCAATGCACTGCGCAAACTGCACGTGCCAGTCCATCAACTGTTGGCGATCTACCAGCGGCGCCTGAGTTGTCGGAAACACCTCGACCAACGAAGCGCTGCGTTGCTCCTGCACGCTGGCGGTCCGGCGCCGCAACTCCTCGTCGAGCAACTGCGATAGAAACAGATCGACGATTCCGGCGCCGCTGCATTTTTCCTTCAGATAGATCAGTGTGGGCCACCACAGCGGCGCAAATGTCCACTCTCGGCGCAACTGTTTCAGGTCCGCCAACGTCGGCTGCTTCTCCGTCAACCATGCGGCGAACGCAGCGGCAACCTGGTCCCTGGTTGCCATCTGCGGCGTTGGCGTTTGCGGCGCCGGTGCATAGCTGGTCACAAAGGTAGTCGTCTTGGGCATCTGCCGATCATGCACCGCCAGCCGGAGCGCTTGCTTCAGGTCGCCCTCGCGCCATTGATGCGTCTCGCCCCGTTCTGCCGTCAGCCATGCGTTGATTTCCTGCCAAAGCGTGCCGTTGCTGTGCGCAGGATTCTCCGGCAGATCACGATTTTTCCAACGCACGTCCAGGAATCGCTCCGCCAGCGCAATCAACTCATTTTCGGACAGCAACGGCTTGCGCTTTTCCGCTACCACCTGCATCGCCTGGCGGCGCATCTCGATCCGAAATTGCACCTGCGATTCGACATTGCTCGCCGTCTGCCCCATCAGATAGGCAATGGGGAAATCTGCCCACATGCCGTCGAACTCCAACAGCGGCAGCAGCGCCCGCCCGTGCCGCTCCGTGATCCGACCGTCCAAAATCGCCTGCTGATACTCATCCGGCAGCTGCAACAGCCGCACCAGGTTGGCGGCTGCGCCCCTACTTTTACCAAAGAGCTTCCCGGCCTGCTCATAGGTCATGCCGAATTCCTTGCGCGCCCGCTCTATCGCAATCGCCTCCTCAATCGCCGACAGGTCTCGCCGCTGCGCATTCTCCGTAGTCGCATGGCTCCACATCTCCTGATCGGTAAGCGGGCGCAGCAGCACCGGCATCGCCGCATAATCGGCGGCGTCATACTCCGGGCAATCCTCGATGCGCTCGTAGCCCGACTCCGGGAACACTGCCGCCACGCCGCGCGCCAGCATCAGGAATGCCAGCCGCCGACTGTGCCCGAACGCCAGTTCGACCACGACCTCATTGCCTGCCAGCAGATCGACAACGGCGGCCTCATCCTCATACACATCGTCCGGGTAGGCGTAGCCATCCGCATAGCGCACCAGGCGCCCAACCGGTAGCTGTTGCAGCCCTTTTGTATCAGGCAGCGACGGCGCCATGCGCACAATGCTCGCCGCCAGATTCATTATATGCCCGACAACATTGCGCTGCCGGGTCTGGTAGGGGTTGTCCTCCAGCTTCGACAGCGGCACATAGTAGATCGTCGCCTGCTGGCTCAGGTCGTTCGCCGTGCGCAGCAAATTCAGCATGATTCCTCCTCCCCGGTCAGTTTTTGCATGACGGCTATCGCCACATCCCAGTATAGCGCCCGCAGTTGCTCATCGGCGTCCACCCCACGCCGATACGGCACCACGCCCAAGATCGGCATCTCCTCATCAATGCGGAGCAAATTCGACCGGTGCAGCACCGTCGCCCCCTGCACCTTCGTCACCACGGCGCCCAACACCTGCGGCGCCTGACCCAGCTCGCAGCGCAGCCAATCCACCATGCTGATGATCCGGCGCATCCCCTCAATGGCGTCGTGCTCCGGGTCCAGCACGACGAGCACATAGTCGGCGGCGACCAGCGCATTCACTGTCAGGATGTTGGCTGCCGGCGCGCAGTCGATCAACACGGGCCGGTCGCCGGCGTCGCGCAGTGCGTTCGCCAGGAACCGATGATTCGGCGCCTTCGCCTGGATCGCTGCGCCCGCATCCTCCAGCTTGATGTCCGTGCCAACCAGCTGCACGGCAGCGCCCTCGCCAACCATCTGCACGGCGACCGCCAGCGCCGTGCGCCGCAGCAGCACATCCGCCACACCGTTGGCATGGTGGATCGTGCCGCCAAACATGCGCGTCAGGTTGCCCTGCGGGTCGAGATCGATTGCCATCGGCGTATAGCCCTGCGTCGCCCAATGCTGCGCCAGCCAATAGGCGGTGATGGTCTTGCCCACCCCGCCCTTGTGGTTGCAGATCGCCACCTTCATATATCCTCCTTCCTTCGGGATCAAACGCCATCCTCCTGGATGCACTCAATTCCGCCAGATGCACGCACAACCCGATACTCGCCAATCATTTGCGGATATTTGCGCACCACCGCCTTGAATCCGATGCGGTGCGGGCTGTTGCCGCCACCTGCCAAAGAGAAAGCGCCGACATCATTTGGCGTTGCCGGTTGCATCCGAATGCGTTTCAGTTCCGGCTCGATCTGCACGCGCACTTTTGCCGGATCGCCGAGCAGCGTCACCGCCGCATGAGATAGCGTCATCTGCCCGGATTCATACACTTTGGCGGTTGGCTCCTTCGGCTGGCGCCCGCCGCCTTGACTCTCTGGCTTAATCTGAATCCACGCCATCTTCGATTCCTTTCTCAAATTCCAGGTAGGCCGCATGAATCAGTTGCGTCGCCACGTCCAGCGGCGACAGCGACGGATTGTTCGTCACGCCGCGCCTGACCATCGTCAGGATGCGGAGTTCCCGCGCCGTGTCCTTGTCCAGTTGCAGGCGCCGGACCAAAGCGCCTGCACCGCGTCGAGCGCCGCCCCGATTATCATCGGTGCGGCGCTTTGGGCGGGGTCCGCCGGATGTCATGCACGGCTCAGTTGGTGCAGTCGGTTCAACTCGGTGTCCAGTTCGGCAAGAGACTCTGCGACGACGAACCGCTTATCAATGTGCCGGTAGTAGCGATTCTCGGTGTCGTAAGCCACTGGACCAGTCCACTGAATTTTTTCAATCATCGTTGCCCATTCTTCTCTGGATTTGTCGTTTGAAATGACGAGCACTCCGCCAGCCATTTTGATCGCTTGGCTGCATGCTGCTACCTCCTGCGCAGATGCACAGCTTTTCTGCCAACCAGCACCAGGAATGTATTTCATTCCGGCAGCCTTGAGCGCCGCCAACGTCGCCTCATCCGGCTTCAGTTCGGTTTTGATTGATGTCGTTCGTCCGAAGTGCGCCTGTGTTACATTGTTCCGATACGTAATCATTTTTATTCTCCTTGTTGTGATTGTTGTTGCTTGCGACTCGATTGCCGCCTTGATTGAATTATATCACAAATCAATCAAAAGCGTATCCCCCCAATTTGCCGATTTACCTTAAAGTTTGTAGCCATTCGATGTTGTTTTCCCAGGAAAACAACATCAATCATACTCCTGCCACTGCCCGTCGATCTGGCGTTCGGCGTCGGCTTGGCGCTGCGCCTCCACCAGCAGCCGGGCGCGCTGGTCGGCGACGCTCGGCGCGTCGGCGGGTGCGCAGATCGTGGTACAGCCGGACGGCAGCGGGGAGATTATGGAGCCGCCACCCGTGCCGCCGATTCCGCCGGAATAGTTGCGCAGCACCAACAACAAAAAGCGCCCGATCCACTGCTGGATCGGGCGCTTTTTGTTAGACCCCTTCCGAGGATTCACAAAACAAACCTAAATACGGCAGCACGATGCGCAGGCAGCGACGCACCAGTGCGTCGGCCAGCGGCCGGCTGGCGTTGGACGTGATCCAGAAGATCACGTTGCTACCGAAGCGCCCGTGGACATGCCCGGTGCTGTCCACGACCAGGCGCTCCTCGAGCGCCGCCAGCAAAAGCCCGTCAGCGACCGGGCGTGTTTTGTCCCACTCGTCGAGCAGGACAATTGTCGGTTTGCCGTCCGCACCCAGTTCGGCGGCGCGCAGCAACACGCCCGCCGCGTACACGCGGGAGGCGTCCCGCTCGACGAATCCGGCGAGGTTGACCCCGCGGATCGCACGCCATGAGGAAATTCTGTAGCTCCATGCCCAGGTCGATCCCGCTGCTGTCGTCGCTCATTGCGCCGCCTCCGTGTGGCTGATGTCCGTGCCAAGCCGCTCGTCAAGCTTGCCGACCGGAATGCGCACGGATTCTCGAAATTCGTGAAAGAGCCGGTGCGCACGGCTCTTGTAATCCTCATAGTTGGCGGTGTCGCCTTCCTGGTCGCGGCACATCGCACGCGCTAGATCGCTGATACCCTGCGGCGGCCCCGTCAGCGCCTGCGGGTTGGCGCTGAACCATGCCGCTACGACATCATCCCATCGCCCTGGCTCATCCGTTCCAGATGCGCCGTTCTGCGCGCCGTTCTGCTGTCGTTCCCCAGAGGTAGCCTCTCCCCTCGCCTCCGCACGAACAGTGAACGATCCGTCGATGATCGGCCCAGCCGCCGACGCCGGAACGAACGGCAGCATTTTGTCCAGATACGGCGCAGCGTGCCAGGCGTTGA